GGGCGCCTCCTCGGTCGGCACCGCCGCCGGCCCCGCCGCCGGCCCCGCCGCCGGCCCCGCCGCCGGCCCCGCCGGCTCGGGACCGCGTAGCGCCACGCCGTCGACGCGCGGGCGCATCGGGACGCGTCGCGGCCACGGATGCAGGTGCGCGTGCGCCACCTTCTGCTCGTGCAGCGCCCTGTGCAGCCGCTGCTCGGCGAGCAGCTCCCCGTGCCGAACGGCGTGCGCCGGCGGCTCGGGCGTGGAGCTCTTCGTCCGGATGGGGGTGGAGGTGATGAACCGGTCGCTCATCGTCGTTTACTCTCGCGAAGAAAAAATTTTGGCGCGGGGCGGAGCGCCGTTGCCGGTGTTTTTCTGCGCTAAAGGGAAACGAGGAGCGCCATGCCGGTCGTGCTCGCCATGCGCTCCACGCAGGCCCCCCTCCTGACCGTGCTGTTCTTCGCCGTGCTGCTCACGGTCCACGCCAACCTGCGGCGCGCGCGCCGTCGCATCGCGCTCCGCCGCCGCGTGCGCGACGCCTGCGAGCGCGGCGAGGCGCCCTCCGGCGGCTGGTTCGGCGAGGTCGACCTCGAGAGCGGCGCGCTCACCGGCGCGGACCTGCCGATGGTCTCGCTCCAGTACGCCTCGGCGGCGACGCGCGGGGAGACGGTGTTGGACCGGGTGCGCGCGCGCGCCTCCGCCGGCGGCGGCTGGCTCGACCTCCCCACCCCTGGTGCGACCGATGCGCCGCACCACGCGGCGTACGTCTGCGCCGTCGACGCGCGCACGGCCTCCATCGCCGGCCACGCCGAGGCGGAGTAGGGCCCCGCCCGCATCCCGGCGTCGGCTTGTTCTTTTTTTTCCACCCCACACAAGAAACGGCGCGCCCGCCCCGCCGCCGATGGAGACCGTCGCCGTGCAGGCCGCCGAGCCGCCGCCGTCGGGCGGCTGGTTGGAGATCCGCCCGCTCTTCGTGCTCGTCGTCGCGGTCTCGGGCAACTTTTTAGGCGACACCCTCGGCTGCGGCATGAGGCGCCTCCTCGCCGAGGACATCTTCGTGCGCCACGCCCTGCTGATCCTCACGATCTACGTCGCGCTCGAGACGCAGAAGAGCATCCTCGCGCGGGCGGTGCACAGCGTCGCGATGTGGCTCCTCTTCCTCGCCTTCACGAAGATGGACGCGCGCTTCACGCTCGCGACGCTCCTCGGGCTCGTCGTCTCGTACGAGCTCGAGCTCCGCGCGCGCCGCAACGCGGATGAGCGCGCGCTGGCCCTCGCGAAGCGCGTCGAGATCGGCGTGATGCTGCTCATGGCCGTGGGCGTCGCGCACTACGCGATCCGACAGCGATCGGACCACGCCGCGCGCTGGTCGTGGCCGCGCTTCCTCTTCGGCGTGCCCACGTGCGGCGGAAAGCGGTGAAGGCGCGCCTCGTTCGTCCGCCGTCCCGACGCATTTCTTTCCTCCTCCCAAGTCAAAAGGGACACGGCGCCCCGTATATAGTACGTTAGTAGATCGACAGCCCCCTCGCCTGCACGACGCGACGGCCATGCCCAACGCCGTCCCCTTCAAGCGCGCCTACGACGCCGCCGCGCGCACCGCCGAGAGCGCGCGCGTGCGCTCGCGCTACCCCGACCGCGTCCCGTGCATCGTCGAGCGCGGCCGCGGCGCGGACGTGCCCGAGATCGACCGGCAGAAGTTCCTCGTGCCGACCGACCTCACGATGGGGCAGCTCGCGTGGGTCGTGCGCAAAAGGATACAGCTGCCCGCGGAGAAGGCGCTGTTCCTGATGGTCGGCACGCGCCTCATGCCGTCCTGCGAGCTGGTGCTCAACGTCTACGAGGGGCAGAAGGACGCCGACGGCTTTCTGTACGTCACCTACTCGGGCGAGAACAGCTTCGGCGGGGCGGCGAAGTCGGCCTCGGCTTGCGCCGGCCGCTCCGCGTCGCGCATCCGCTGCTGATCGTCCATGACGTGGCGGGTGACCAGCAGCAGCACCAGGATGCGCGTGAACGAGATGGGGCACAGCAGCGAGTGGAAGTAGAGCGTGCGCGTCACCTTCCACACGCGGCGCTGCCACGGGACGGGCTGCCGGGGGCGCGCGGCGCACTCGCGCAGGCGCGCGTCGAGGCGCTCGGCGTACTGCGTTGCGGTGAGGAGCGGCGGCTGCGCCGGCCCCGTCGCCGCGCGCGCGACGAGCCGCGCGATCCGCGCGTTGCCCAGCTCGGAGGGCTCGATGGCGGTGGAGCCGTAGAGCTGGTCGTCGTACGGGTCGAACTCGAGCGAGAGGTCGACGACGTGCGCGCCGTGGCGCAGCGCGACGTCGTAGTACCACGCGGGCACGAGGCGCGGCATGAGCCGCTCCACGAGCGGGCCGAGCGCCCACCCCACCGCGTCGCGGCGGTTGGGCATGTACGGCACGACGAGCACGAGGCGGCCGCCGCGGCGCGCGAGCGCCTCGACGATGCGCTCGTACCGTTCGCGCACGCGCCGCTCGACGAGGTCGCGCTCGAGGGCGTCCGCCGTGAGCCGCACGCGGCGCAGGCAGTGCAGGATGTCGTTGCCGCCCAGGCTGAGCACGGTGACGTCGGACGGCGGCAGGCGGTCGAGGCGCACGTCGCGGTACGCGGGCAGGCCGTTGAGGCGGCGGTGCCACACGTAGGCGCGCCGCGCCGCGCCGGTCGTCATCGCCCGCTCCGCCCCGCGCTCGACGTCGACGACGCGGTTGCCGTCGGTCGAGTAGTCGTCGACGGCGTAGCCGTGCGTGGTTCGGAGGAAGTACGCCGCGTCGCGCTCGGCGTTGGCGAGCCAGATCGAGCTGTCGAGCACGGAGTCGCCGATGAACACCGCCGAGGGCGGCCTGGTGGTGCGCGTCGTCGTCATGCTCTGCTGTGGGTCGCCCTTTGCTAGGGTCCGTCATTTTTTATTTCTTATTTCGTGTCCTCAGTGCGACGCCGCCTTCGACGCCCCCTCGCTCAGCTCGGTGGAGAGACGGCTGATGTAGGAGCGCATCGCCTCCTCCTCGCCGGCGCTGAGCGCGGGCGCCTCCGGCGCGCGCTGCAGCGGCGCGGGCGACGGCTTCGACCGACGCTGCGCGACGACGACGGCGACGGCGATGCCCGCGAGCACCATCACCACGACGAGCCCGACGCCGACGCTCGACGTCCACGGTCGGGTCGTCTCAGGCGTCTGCTCCGGAGGCGTCTGCTCCGGCGGCGTCTGCTCCGGCGGCGTCTGCTCCGGCGACGGCGTCTGCTCCGGCGACGTCTGCTGCGGCTGCGACTGCTGCGTCGGCTGCCACTGCCGCTGCTGCTGCGCGCCGTGCGGCATCATGGGCGGGCGCGCCTTCATTCGTGGCAGCGCCTCCACCTGCGCCTGCGCGCGCCCGTCGGCGACTCGCGTGCGTTCCTGGAGATGTTGCGCCTGTTGATCCATGATGTTGGCGGTGCGCTGCAGATGCTCGGACCACAGGGGTTGCCCCTGCTGCGGCTGCTGCTGCGGCGGCTGCTGCTTCTGCTGCTTCTGCTGCGTCGTGGCGTCGTCGGCGGACATGATGGTACGGCGTGGTGCGGGGCGTGGGTGGGCTCTGTGCGGGCTCTGTGCGGGTGTGTTTGAGAACGTCGGCGATAATTTTTTCGTCGGGACCTCGCCGCGAACGCGAAAAAAATGAAGACGCAGGTTACACTCTACGCATCGCGAGGCGCGCGGCGAGCAGCGCGCAAAGCGCGAGCAGAAGACCCAGCGCGTACGGCGCGGCGGAGCGCGCGACACTCCGCGCCAGCGTGGGCGTGGCTTGGCACAGCATGCATCGCTCGACGCCACCGTGCTTCGCGTACTGGTCGAGGCACTGGCGGTGGTAGAAGGCGACGCACGGCCGTCGCATTCGGGGGCAGTACGTGACCATCTCGGCGATGCGCCCGGGCTCGAGGCAGATGGGGCACTCGGTCGTCCCCGCCGCCGCGGCGCGCTCCGTGGCCGCCGCCGCGAGGCGGCTCCGCTCGAGCTGCGTCTGCTCATGGAGGCGCGCCTGCCGCCGCTGCTGCCGCCGCCGAAAAAATGAAAAGCCGGGTAAGCGCATCGCTGGGGGAGGTTCGGGTTCGTTCGCTCGCTCTCGCTCACTCCCCTTCGGCGTCGCCGCTCGCCGGCGCCACCATGACGTACTCGTCGGCGAGCGATTCGTACTTCTCGACGATCGCGCTACCCTGCTGCTGCAGGCGGGCGGTCGGTAGTTGGGTGCCCCGCACGAGCGACCGCGCCAGCTGCTCCTCGCCGTGCGCGAAGTTGCAGAGATCGCCGCGCTCGCAGCTGCCCCAGCGCTGCCAGTGGCGGCACAGCGCGCGGCGGAATCGCGGGTGCTGCGGGTCGTAGGCCGCGCGAAACGGCGAATCGGCGGACGACGGCATGGCCATATATACCCTCTCCTCCCTCTTTTCCTTACGCGCAGATTTTCGACCAGCCCGCGCGTACGTGCCTTACGCGCCGCTCGCGCTGCTCTCGTCGCCGCTCACGCGCTCGTCGCCGCTGCTCTCGTCGCGGTCGACCGACACCTCGATGGCGGCGGCGGCGGCGCGCGCGCCGCGCCCGCCGCGCCCGCCGCGTCCGCCCCTCGCGCCGCGCGCGCCGCGTCCGCCCCTCCCCGTCGCCTTTCCGCGCGCCGCAGAGCGCGTCACGACGCGCGTCGCCGCGGGCTCGGGGGGCGGCAGCTCCTCCAGCGGCTTGGGGAGCGGCGGGGGCGGCGCCTTCCGCTCCAGAATGTTGGCGGCTGGCGCCGGGGCGGCGGCGCTGCTGGGTTTCGGCGCGGGCGCCGGCGCGGGCGCCGGCGGGCGAACCGGCGGGCGCGGCGCGGCGGGCGGCGTCATGGCGACGGCCGGCGCGGGGCCCGACCCCATCATGAGGTTGGGCACCCCGCCGCCGCCGCCGCCGCCGCCCAAGGCGCCGAGCAGCGCGCCGGCGGCGCCGAGCCCCGGCAGCAGCCCGCCACCCAGCCCGGACCCCACGCCGGCCATGGGAGTCGGCGGAGGAGGCGGCGCGCTCATCCCGCCGCCGCCCTGCGGCGGCTTCATCGTGCCGGCGGGCACGTTGTGGTCCTGCGGCGGCGCCGGCGAACGGCCCGCCCCTCCGCCGCCGCTGGTGAAGGCGCCGAGGTTGAAGGGCACCGTCGCGGGCGCGGCGGCGCCGCGGCCGCCGCCCGACCGGCCGCCGCCCCCGCCGCCGAAGCCGAGCTTGGCCTTGAAGTGGTACATCATCATCGACGACACGAGCGCGAAGCCGAGCTCGAGGAAGGGGTTCACGCTGCCGCCCTTGCGCCACACGCGGCGGTAGCAGCGCTCGAGCGGGCCGTTGTACCGCTCCATGTCGGCCGTCGCCGCGTCGCTCCACCCGTCGAGCGCGAGCAGCTTGAACTTGGAGTTGGCGAGCTCGACCCCGCCGAGCGCGAGCTTGAGCATGTCCTTGAGGAAGTTGACGTTGTCCGCCGTCTCCACCGCCATGCTCACGCGCTTGAACTCGTACTCGATGTCCTCGTGGCTATCCTGCATCGAGAACTCCTTCGTGAGCCGCAGCCGCGGGTGCGTGAGCTGCATGCGGCGAAGCTCGTGGAGGAAGTGCTTCTTCTCCTCCTCGCGCTCGCTCGAGAGGCCGCCGAAGATCTCGCCCAGCTCCGACCCCTCCTCCGATTCCCGGCTGCTGCCGCCGCCGCTGCTGCCGCTGCTGCTGCCGCTGCTGCCGCCGCGCGAGCTGCTGCGCGAGCTGCCGCGGCTGCCGCGCGAGCCTCCCCGCCGACGACGGCCGTCGCCGCCCTTGAGCGCCTCGCTGAAGAAGGCGGGCGGGCTCCCCTTCCGCTTCGGGTCGCTGCGTCGGAACGGCGTCCCGTGCAGCCCATCGCCGCGCGGCTCGTAGAACGACGCGCTGCGGCGCTGCTCGCGCTGGGGCTGCTGCTGGAAGTCGGTCTTCACCGGGTTGGCGACCGCCTTGAAAAGGTCGCGCTGGCTTTGCGTGGCCGAGAGCATGTCGGGATGATGCAATATGCGTTTACTTTACGGCCTACACGAAATCGGCGGCGGCGCGAACGCGCGGCCGCGACTCACTCCTCGCGGTCGCGCTTCAGCGCTCCGCGGTCGAGTCGCAGCTTCTCGGTCGTCTCGGACGGCAGCTGGTCGATGAGCGTCTCGACCGTCTCGCGGAAGCGGTGCCGAAACTGCGGGTCGTCGGTGCGCACGCTGGCGAGGGAACGCTCCACGATGGTCTCGAGCACGGCGTTGGTGATGCGCGGCCGCTTCTGCGCCTGCTTGCGGCGGATGAAGAAGGTTTGGGAGCAGCCGTTGTCGGCGACGTTGACGCGCTGCGAGGCGATGTTCGCGCGCGCCATGAAGCTCGAGACGGTCGCCTCCTCGCGCGAGACGCGCTCCTTGAGCGGCGCGAGCTTCTCCTTCAGCGCCTTCTCCACCTCGGTCAGCTCGTCCGAGGCGGCGGCGAAGGCCTCGCACAGCGCGCGGATCTCGGCGTCCGCCTCGGTCGCCGCGACGCCCTTCGGCGCCGACTTCGTCACCTCCGCGTACTGCTTGGCCACGACGCGCTTCTTCTTGATCGCCTCGAGCAGCGTGGTGCGCAGCGCGTCGGCGCCGTCCGGCAGCTCGTCGAGCTCGTCGAGCGCGTCGGCGACGAGCTCGGGGCTCAGCGCTGCCTGGTTGGTGTAGCTCTTGACGCGCACGTAGACGGGCGGCGCCGTGGGCACGACGCAGCACGGAACGCCGGTGGCGAGGAGGTGCGCGTACATCGCGTCGCGCGTCTGCTTCTTCTTCGCCGCCAGCTCGCGCTTCTGCTTGGCGAAGGGCGCGCTCTCGGTGGAGATGGCCGAGTTCGCCACGCAGTAGGCGCGCACGGCGCGTTTTTCGGCGTCGGAGGGCTGGATGTACTCCATGGGGCGTCCGACGGGCAGGCGGGCGGAGGTTTTCTTCGGCGGCGATTTTTGGAGGTGGGCACTCAACGCACGAGCGGCGCGCGAATTTTTTTTGTTTGCACTATGTTAAACAGACAACGCACACACACAACCCTACGAACCATGGCCGACGAGTCTACGATGATGTGGTGTGTCGGACTGCTCGTGGTCTTCCTCCTCTTCGGCGGCTGCTGCTGGTGCATGTGCCAGCGCGACGAGTCGGCCCCGCGCGCCGTCGGCCTGCGCCAGCGCGGCGTCCGCCGCGCGAAGCTCATGGCGAACCCGTTCGCGACGCAGGAGGCGGACGAGAAGGAGGAGCCGGCGAAGAAGCCGGAGGGCTTCTGCTACGCGGAGCGCCCCGTCATGCCCAACTGCTCCAAGGCGACGATGAACGGCCGCATGAACCTCAAGGGCGCGCAGTACGCGCACATCGCCGGCGGCGCGGCGCTCCGCCACCAGGTGATCGAGCCCAGCGCGGACCTTGAGTCCGCGCGCCAGTTGAACGAGCTCCTCCGCGGCGGCGAGTCGGGGGCTCGCGTGGGCATGGACGCATTGAAACTGGCGGGAGCGGTGCTGCAGTCCAGGGTTGGGGCGGAAAAGCTGGCAAACGCCCTCGAGTTCGCCGGCGGAGACCCGGGAGCGCGCACCGTCGCGATGGATAATGCGATGGCCGCGGCGGTTCAAAAGGAAGAGTAAGAAAGACTGAATCCGGACACAATCCGGGCACTGTCTCTTGATTTTTTTTTCGTTTTTTCTTTCTTTCCAAGCAAGCCGATGACGACGCCGGGCGTCTTCGACTTCGATGCGCTCGAGTGCGCCGCCGCCGCGCCGGCGAGCGCGCCGCCCCTCGAGTTCGAGCACGGGCCGTGCGCGCCGCCGCCGGCGAGCGCGCTGCGCGCCGCCGCCGCGCCCTCCATCCTGCGCGCCTCGCTCAACGTCGAGGCGTCGGCGCTGACGGAGCGGATGCGCGACGAGCTCACGCTCGTGCCCAAGACGGCGGACGACCGCAAGCCGCAGCCCTACGAGGCCTTCACCGTGCAGGGCGCCGTCGCCCAGGTGCCGCGGTACTGGGGGCTCGGCGTCTTCGGCGGCGGCCGGTGCACCGTCCGCACCAGCCGCGGCGAGGCGGCGCCCGCGCTGCGCTTCGGCGCGACGCTGCGGCCGTACCAGGTGGCGGCCGTCGGGCACGTCGTGCGCGCGCTCACCGACCCCGCCACCGCCGCGCACGGCGCGATGCTCGTCGCGGGGTGCGGCTGCGGCAAGACGGTGATGGCGCTCGCGATCGCCGCGCGCTTGGGGCGCAAGACGGCCGTGCTGTGCCACAACTCGATGCTGATCGAGCAGTGGCGCGAGCGCATCGCGCAGTTCTTCGGGGCCGGTTCCGCCGATCCCGTCGTCGGCGTGGTGCAGCGCGAGCAGGTGGAGGTGGAGCCGCCCATCGTGTGCTTCATGATCGCCTCGGTCGTCTCGGGGCGCTACGACGCCGAGTGCGCCGCGGTCTTCGACCGCTTCGGGCTGGTCGTGGTGGACGAGTGTCACCACATCGCCGCCAAGACGTTCATGCAGAGCCTGCGCCGCTTCCCGGCGGACGCGAGGCTGGGGCTCACGGCGACCCCCGAGCGCCGCGACGGACTGGGGCACGCGGTGGAGTGGATGCTCGGGCCGGTCGTGTACAGGGTGAAGCGCGTCACGCAGGAGGTGGAGGTGCGCGTGCTCGCCCACGAGCGGGGCGCCGCCACCGAGCTCAAGCGCTACGGCAAGCCCGACTACACGCGCATGGTGACGCGCACCGTCGACGATGTGGCGCGCACCGACGCGCTCGCGAGCCTCGCGCGGCGGCTCGTCGACGAGGGCCGGCACGTCATCGTCCTCTCCGACCGGCGCGCGCACCTCGAGGCGCTGCACGCGCGGCTCGGCGCCGAGCTCAGCGGCGTGTACGCGGGCGAGACGACCAAAAAAGGGAAGCGCGAGCGCGAGACGTCGCTCGCGAAGCGCGTTATGCTCGCCACGACCAAGATGGGCGAGGAGGGGCTCGACGTGCCCATCCTGAGCGCGCTGGTGCTCGCGACGCCCAAGTCGGGCTTGGGCGGCATCGAGCAGGCGGTGGGGCGCATCCTGCGCAAGTGCGCCGCGAAGACGCACCACCCGCTCATCGTGGACGTCGTCGACCCCGCCAACATCTTCCGCGGCATGGCGCGCAAGCGCGAGCGCTACTACCGCGAGCAGGGCTTTCGCGTCGTGCACGGTCCGCTCGAACCGGCCTAGACCGCGGGAATCGCCGGCGGCGCGGCGGAGCCCGTCGCGGCGGGGGTAGGGGTGGATTTCTTTCCTCCCATCTGCATCATGCTGAAGATGATCACGAGCAGGCCTCCTCCGATCATCGCGCCGACATATCCCTTGTGCTTGTCGCTCAGGGCGGGCCCCACCCGCCACCCGCTCGTGTTCGCACGGCCGTCCTCCGCAACGTCCCAGTGCTTCGAGGGCCAGGTGCCCTCGATGTCGCGTTTTGGGTTGCCCTCATCGTCGTAGATCTTGGGCTTCTCCATGGTGCGCACATCATCGAGCAGCTCGCCCTGGCCGATATCCTTACGATTGCACGCGGATTTGTAGAAGATGTACTGCGGAGAGGGTAGCTTGACAGGGATGTCGTGACCGTTCGCGTCCTTCTCCACCTTGTAGGCGATGTAGTCGAAGGCTACAAACTCGGTCTTCTCCTCGAACGCTTTCAGCATCTCGGCGTAGCTCGCGAACTGCTGCACCTCCTCGTCATCGGCCTTGCACGGGTCGCCTCGCAGCCCCCGCGAGTAGCTGATGGTCTGAGGGTCGGCCTCCTTACTCCACGCGAAGTAGTAGTAAATTCCCAAACCGATCAGAATCGGACCAATCAGCGCAAAGAGCTTCATGAAAGTTTGCGTCGCCGTCTCCGTGACCGTGTTGAGGATCTTGCCGAAGCTGAAGACGACGAAGAGCAGGACGAGGATGATCGCGACGAAGAGCATCGCCGGGTCCATCCCCTTGGAGTACGCGTCCGCGACCTGCTTCACCTCCGCCTCGACCTTCTGCGTCGAGTCCATGCTGCTAATGGACGAGTGCGCGCACTCCATGCCTTCTGCAATCGCGTCGTTCTCCGCCCGGATGTACACCTCGCCGCCGTTGGCAGTGCACCCCACGGCCGACGCGCGCGCGTCGTTCAACACCTGCTGCTTGCACGCCGACATCACCTCGTTCCTGGTCTCCTGGAGCGCCCTCGCCGTCACGGAGGCCATGTTCGACGCCTCCGCCTTGGCGCCGCCGATGCCCTCCGATACCGACTTCGCCGCCTGGTCGAGCGTGGCTGCCATCGTCTGCTCATTCTTCGCGTCGAAAATCGACTCGAAGGTGCACTTGATATCCCGCACGCGCGCCTTGTTACTCGCCGTGACTTCGATTTTTGCGGGGGATCCGAACTCTGCACAAGCAGGGTCTTGCGCGTACTCGGCATATGCGATGTTCTGCGCCGACTGCACGCACTGCTGCGAGACTTGGTTCGTCGTCTTCTGGATCGCCTCGAGCATAATGTCGGTGGAGTTCGTCGCCACCGAGCCGCTGTTGCCGCTTAGGGCGTAGCCCGCGCCGCCGGCGGCCACGACGGCCGCGCCGATGCACAGTCCGCCGCAGATCACCATGGTTTTGGAAAAGGGAGGGAGTGGAACGCGAACCCCGGATCGACGGCGCGCGCGCTTGCTTTCTGGTGGCCGAGAAAAAAATTGAACGGACGGACCCTCCTCTACACACTACCCCGACGACTCCTCCACGTGGTAGAAGAGCGTGACGTGCGCCGTCTCCGGGCTGCTCCCGTCGTAGCTCACGCTCACCATCCGCGCGCCGGGCATGCCGCGCATCGTCCGCTGCACCCACCGCGCGCCTTCCTCGTGCGTTTTGTTCTCGAGCGTGGTGCGCGCGGCGCCGATCCGACCGCGCGGCGTCGGGCGCGCGCGACGGTAGTAGATCACGCTGTGCGTGCTGTTGGGCAGGACGGGGAGGGATAGCGCGGGCGCCGTCTGCATCGCCACCTCCATAATCTCGTGCCCCTCCCGCATCAGCGCGTTGCACCGGTCGACCACCTGCCGCACCACGCGCTCGAACGAGGAGAACGTGTACCGCTCCGTCTCGAAGAGCACGTCGTCGAGCATGTCGATGGCGTAGCTGTCGCCGTCGACGGCCCACATCTCGTTCCCGCCGCGCAGCGCGCGGTTCAGCGCGCGCCGCTCCGTGAGCATGCGCGGCGCGCCCGCCGCCTCGGCGTCCCGGATCGCCTGCTTGCGATCGTGGAGTCGTCGCTGCATCATGGAGGTCGGCGCGTCCTTTCCTTGGACCGCAGAAAAAAAAACCGGAAACGACCCCGGTTTCGTTTTGCTTTTTTGTGTGCTTGGTTTGAATCTCGCGCGAGAGTGACGGTCGCGCGATGGGCATCAAGGGCCTCTCGAAGGCGATCCGCGCCCTCGCGCCGCGCGCGGTGCGCGAGACGACGCTCCGCGACTACCGCGGCCACACCCTGGCCATCGACGCGTGCATCTACATGTACAAGTTCCGCTACCTCGGCTCGCCCGTCGAGCTCTTCGCGGCGCAGGTGCAGATGCTGCGCGACGCCGAGGTGACGCCGCTCTACGTCTTCGACGGCAGCGCGTGCGCCGCGAAGCAGGCGGAGGTGCTGCGGCGGCGCGAGGCGAAGGCGAAGGCCGTCGAGGCGGTGGGCGTCGCGCGCGCGCAGGCGACGCAGACGCAGACGCGCGCGCTCTCGACGCTGGGGCCCGACCCGCTCGCGGCGATCGTGGCGTGCGAGTCGGAGCTGAGCAAGGCGGAGCGGCGCGTGGCGGCGCAGCCGACGTCGTCCGACTACTCGGCCGTGCGGCGCAAGCTCGCCGAGCTCGGCGTCGAGGTGCGGCAGGCGCGGGGCGACGGCGAGAAGGCGTGCGCGGCGGCGGTGCGCGCGGGCGACGCGTGGGCGTGCGCCACCGAGGACTTCGACGCGCTGCCCTACGGCGCGACCAAGATGCTCACACGCCTGGGTCAGCCCACGATGGTCGAGTACGACCTGCCGACGATCCTGCAGGATTCGGGGCTCACGATGGCGCAGTGGGTCGATTTCTGCATCCTGTGCGGCTCCGATCTGTGCTCCAAGATCAAGGGCGTCGGCGAGAAGCGCGCGCTCGCGCTGCTGCGCGAGCACGGCTCGATCGAGGGCATCCTGGAGCGGCTGCCGCCGCAGTACACCGTGCCGCCCGACTTCGACTACCGGCTCGCGCGGGGCGAGTTCATGGGGACGCCGTAGATTTTTTTTCTGGCCGGTAAAGTAAAACCTAGGTCGTCCGTCTCGCACATAGTCAAGATGGATAAGTCCGCCGCAAACGCGGCACCGATGAGCACTCGCGGATGGTACACCAACATACTTGTGGGCATCATGGGAATGAACCTCCTCGTCCTCGTCGTACGCACCTTACCCTTCGTGCCGCCCAGCTGGGGAGAGGGCGACACGGACGACGAGCTTCCGCGCGATATGTTTCAGGGTCTTGCGGTGTGGTTGAAGGGTACTGATTACGATCCGCGCGTGGTGGGGTGGATCCAGCTCATCTTCTACCTGTTCAACGCTCTCTTTCTCCTCGCCATCGTGGGCAGCTGCGCCAAATCGGAAGCGAGCTGCATGCATCGAGCGTACGACAAATTCCCCGACGGAGCCATGAAAGGGTTGAAAAGAATGTATTCGTCGGCATCACCCCCCGCGACGACGAGCTAGCTCATCCGCACCGTATCCGTTGGTCGCACTCGTTCTGATTTTTTTGTCTGACAAAAGGAAAGAACGACGAGACCCTCTCGCCGAATCGAGTCCAGGTCATTCAACGCACACGACATGTCGGCCTCCGACACGGATCCCCCCATCGACCCCGAGGACGAGGATCAGCAGCAGCCGGCAGACGGTGCAACCGACGGCGACGCGGACGACGACGAAACGCAGCAGCGTGAAGCCGCCGACGGCACCGCTGACGCCGACAAACCGCAGAGCGATGAAACCACTGAAGACCCGTGGTGGAATATTGGGTGGGTGAAATGGATCCTCGCATTTGCCATCCCCATTCTCCTATTGCTTATCGTCAGACTCGTCGGCTATTCTCTCACGACAACTGATCAGTTTGGAGAGACCATACAGACTGCTGACGAGGAAATACCCTTGGGCATGAAGTTCCTCGCACCGTACGTGCTCGCCTTGTCCGTCGCAAACTACCTCGTTCTCATCATTCGCATGGTGCATCGGCTCGCTGGCGGCGAAGCCCAGTACGGCGAGTCGGAGGCGAACCGCAAGGACGGCGCCCTCCGCGACGGTCTGCAGTTCCTCTGGTCCCGGTTCGCCCCAGCGGACCCCGAAACCGGCGACCGCACGTACAACTCTACCGTACTGAAATCTGTTCAGTTCAGCCTACACATCCTCACGTTGTTCATGCTCGCGAGCGTCGTCTACCAGTGCTCGGAGATGCCCTACAAAGATAAGAACGGGTTGGAAATGAGCTGCGTGACGCGTGCGCTCGACGACTTTCCGATTGGAGAGAACTGGAAGCCGATGAAGGGCGCGAAGCGCGCCTATCGGTCCGTCGTGCCGGAGGGCGAGAAGGTAGAGGTCATGTCGAAGAGGGAGATGGCGAAGAGGCTCAGCGCGCTGGAGAAGGACAAGGATCTGCTTGACGGATCTCGGTTTGAGAAGTTGCAAGCGCTCGAGCGCGAGACGGCCACTTTCCGGAAGGATCTTCTCAGGGACACGACCAAGATGCAGAGCTTGAGAGATCAAGCTGTCCTAACTGCGCAACAGCAGCAGGCCGCGTTGGAAGAACAAACGAGACAATTCAAAAGGGCCGCGCAACGTAGTCTCGAGGAACAGGCAAGAAACCCCGAACTGCGAACCGAACCGCAGGGCTTCCTTCGACGTACGGCTGACGGTGTGCGCAACGCGTACGGAAACATTGCCCCCGAGGCTCTGGGCGGGAACCCCGCCGCGCCATCCGCCGCCGGTCCTGCCCGCGGCGTTGGCCTTCCCCGGCCGCCACAAACACAGCGTACCGCCGCACCGTCGCGTAGCCAGCCGGTAGACGATTCGGATTATAATATGGATGGCGGCATTTACGGGCAGGGCGTATAGTTGTGAATCCGAACACTCCTCGTTTCCTTTTTTTTGCTGAAGATAGAGTGCCTTCGGCCACTTCCCTCGCCGCAGATGGCGATCGTCGCCGACGCGCGGCAGCTCGCCGCCACCCTGTGGGGCGCGGCGCCCAAGCCCATGCCGCGCAACCTCCGTCGCGCCGACGCCGAGCAGCTCGACCCGTCGGAGTACGTCTGCGCCCCCAAGACCGACGGCGAGCGCGTCGCGCTGGTGCTGGGCGCGACCGAGGCGGAGGACCGACCCTACCTGGTCGCCTTCAACCGCGCCATGCGCGGGAGCGAGCTGCCGCTGCGCGACGGGGTGGTCGACGAGCTGGGCGCGCTGCCCCGCGGCGCCGACGCCTTCTGCGGCACGCTGCTCGACGCGGAGCGCCTCGGCGACGGCGCGCTCGTCGTCTTCGACGCCGTCGCCGTGTGCGGGTACG